ACAACGAATTGTGCGCCGTTTAGGCTATTGGGTTTAGCCATCGATTTCCGTTCCAGGCTTGCCAGGGATCATTGGGTCAGGACGGTTCATTCAGAATCAGCGGGTAGTGGTGTGTTGCCTTCAATATTTAGCTGTACAAATTGCTCTAGCCCAATGCAGTTTTGATCTCAGCCGTTGTTGTTGCGGCATCGATGCTCGTCTGCATCGTGGCGTATTTGGTGCGGATGGTTGCTCTGGCCGCTTCAGCCGCATCAGTATCCGAACCAGGGATCTGCTTGGAGATCAGCTCATCATGTGGAGCAAATTCGGCTGTCCGCTTGGTGCGACGTAAATCGTGGCCAACAGCTTTTGATTTGGTGAGATCTTCAACCACTGTTGCTCCGGTTTTTACCCAAGCGTTTCTAAAAGTTCGATCCGTGGGAATCACGTCGTCTTCAACAATTTCATAGTCAGTGAGGCCAAGCTTTGCAGGAAGGTCTTCGATAGGAACTTCGCCTGATGGGATGACGACTGAAACAGTGCCGTCAGAGTTGGTGTAGATGATTTTGCTCATGGATCAATCTCCGAAAACTGCGATGGCAACAGATGGCACGTCATATGAGCCAGGAGAAGTGTATGAAAATCCTGTCAAAACAGTAAATCCAGTTGTGGCTACGGTGCCATCTTTGACCTGAATAACAGATTCCATTGTCGTAATGTAGTAAGTAAGCCCATATGTATAAGCATAATTTGCATTTGCCATTGCATTTGTAAAATTGATCGTGTAGTCACCAGTGCCATTATCAGTAATGGAAGAAACATTATAGCTGCCTTTAATTGCAACCGTTCCAGTGCCGTTGAAGTTCGCCCACGCTTTAGCGCGACCTGAAGCAATCTCTGCTGGGGTGCTGTTGTTATTGCCTGAACTATCTGCCAGCGTGGTGATTCTTACCTTGCCAGAAGTGTCAACATCAAGGCCTCCAGATGCGGTGCTTGTATTCTCTAGGCGATTGCACTTTAAAATGCTCATGATGCGCCTCCTGGCTTAGTAGGCCAAACAGGGTTGGCAGGATCAGTTGTGTTTGCAGGTAGATCTCGCAAGGTTTGACGATAGGTTTTAATGTCGTCAGTCATTGTTGCGTCAGATAACGCGAGGTAATCGGTTTCAGCGATTAGGTTGTTGCGTTGTTTGCGTAAATCAGTCCACGTTTTTTCAGTGTCAAGCTCAACAGCTTTTGCTGCAATCGCAGACGCATCCAAAGCGATAAAGGTGCCACTTAAATCAAACGCGCCGATACCTTCATCAATCCTGACGGCTTGCGGATACAGAGCGTAAATAGCTTGATGATTGTTATACATCAGATTGCAATCTCCGTGATTTGTAAAGTGGCGTGAAGTGTAGTGCTTCCAAGGTAGTTAGCATTTCCTCTTCTGTTTAAGTACATCACACTCCCGTTTGGCCCAACTCTAATTTTAAAAGTAGTCGCACTTGTCGTGCCTGCATCCATAATATGCACCATCCCTAATTGTGTTGCGTGATTGGCTTCAGAAATGACCTCAGCTGCTGCTGCTAATGCGTCTGATGAAGAGTCTTGAAACAATGCACAAATGCCTATGATTATGCTATTTGCATCCCACAGCGGCAGAAAAAACTTGATGACAAGTTTGTTGGACGCGCTTGTTGGAGTTATCGAAAGCGTAATAATTTCTGTGCCCTCTGTGTTTTGCGGAACTGTGTCATCGAAGGGGAAAGGAACAGCAACAGAAGTCCTGGTTGTATATTCCGCAAATTTATACTGCAAAATATTGCCAGGACGCTCAAGGCGATCAAGCGTGCCAGCACCAGGAATAGTTAGGTTTACATCACCGCCACTTACGGCGGCGGGTACATCCAGTTCAACCGAACCAGATGTTGCCCCGTTTAATTTAATAGGCATTATTCTGTACCTCCTTTTGGATATTTAGTTTTAACAGCTTCACAAGCTTCATAGTATTCAGTTAGTTTTGTGTTGTCACCCTTGCTGGCCCAATATAAGCCATCTGCAAGGTCAGCAGCTGGAGGGTATTCAAGAGCCCGTTGACGCTGGTAAGCCGTTGCAGCTTGTTCTGCATTGATTTCAGCAGCAGCAGCATCAACAACTGACTGATCAAGTGTTACTTGATTCCCATCAGCGTCAAACGCTCCAGTGCTGTCATCAATCATGACAACGTTTGGATAAGTTCTATAGATAGCTTTGTGATTCACGCTGCTACCTCCATACAAATAAGGCTAGACGCCGTTGTACTGAATATCACAGTGTTATCATAAACATCGGTAGCTCTGTTGAGATAAATAGTTCCATTAGGGTCCAACTTTCTTATTTTTACTGTATATTCGACAGAAGAAGTTGTATTGGGGGTGTCCAAGTAAGTGATCGGAAGTGGCCAAGGAGAAAAATTGTTTGTTCCAAGATAAATATAATGAGTGTCTCTACTCCTGGTCCCATAAGCGTCACCAAAATGTAATTTTGTAGAGTCTCTAAAAAGACTCACTCCAGCTTTAGATTCTGTATAATCCCAACTTACATTTACCTGAGCCAAGCATAAAATCTTGCTGCTACTGCTTGAAGGGGTGAGTGTCACAGTTAAACCACTGTTAGCATAGCTTTGGCTAGCAAAGCTTACGTGGTCTGTTTTAGTAGATTGCACAACCTGCAAAATACTTCCTTTAGCCGTTGTTGCTAAGTCATCTCTTGTGACTGTTCCATCAGGTAAACCACCGGCAGTAAGGCCGCCGATAGTACCGTTTCCATCAATAGTAATTGGCATGATTAAGCGATCACCCAGTTAGATCCAGAAGGTACGGTGACAGTTGCACCGCTATTCACCGTCAACGGTCCAGCAGAGATAACGTTCTTGCCGCTACTAATAGTATAGGACGTCGTAATTGTGTTGTCATGTTCGACAGCCCATTGGTCACTGCCGCCGCCAGTCGCTCCACCGCCACCTCCAATAGCTCCCCAAGCAGAGCCGTCATGGCCTTCAAAGCTTGAATCTGTTGTATTGAATCGAATGTAACCAGCAGAAGGCGATGCGTCACGTTGAGCTGTCGTTCCAGCTGGCAGTTCAGCAGATCCTGTTGCCCCAGTGGTTTGAACAACGGTTTGCTCTTTCCAAGCACTACCGTCCCAAAACTTCAGGACATAAAGACTGTTACTCGTATCCAGCCATTGCTCACCAATCGAGTTACCAGTAGAACCCCCAGTTGCAGGACTACTGTTTGGTGCGGTTGTCCCGATGTGGATCGGACCAACTTTTGTCAGTACGTTGCTGGAGTTCTTGAAAAATACGCCAGGGCTAGAAGCATTGACGTTGATCGCTAACTGGCCGTCTGACAAGCTAGTAGCGACCGGACGCTTGCTAGCTATGGAAGATCGTTTGAGCTGTAAAGCCATTCCTTAACACCCAAAGGCTGGAATTTATAAGTGCAGTCTAAACCCTTTTACCATGTGCTCAAAGCAACTCGCTTCCAAGTGTCTGTCGCCACGCAAACGTAAATATAATTGCTATCCCAGCAGATTTCACCACTGCTACCCGTGTCGGTGGAATTGGTGATGGTTTTTGGCAAACCAATTCGGATGCCATCGCCAACACTGTTCATCAATGCTTCCCACGCCGTACCGGTCCAGCCGCGTAATGCTGCCGGTGTCGTGGTTGTGTCTAACCATAATTCGCCATCTGAATTGCCAGTCGTTCCAGCAGCAGATGCGTTTGGCGCAACGGAACTGACGTGAGCAGGACCAGCCTTGACTAAAGCGCCAAGATCATCTTTAAAATAAATGCCAGGGCTTTGGTTTTCATAATTTACCGCCAGCTGACCGTTCACCATTGAGGTTGGGTCAGGACGCTTGTTTGCGGTAGAAGACCGCAGATTTTGAATAGCCATCCTTAACGCTGCAAACAGCTGGAGTTAATACTTGTGATTTTACTCTGATCAGTAAGTGCCGTCGTCAATCGCAGCAGCCGCCGAAACTGCAACAAATGTTGAGCCGTTCCAAACCGTTAAAACATTGGAACTACTATTCAAGTGGAACTGACCTTCAAAATCACCGCTAGAAGGTGTCGTGGATTGGATGACACATGTCGAATCATTGGCCATCTTTGCGCCAGTGATCGTATTCGCGCCAAGTCTTGCCGCATCCAACGTTCCAGATGTCAACAGTGCTGCACTGTGATTTGGAATGTCGGTATCAACCAGCGTTGTGCCAGCAGTGACGATGCCTTTGCTAGTGACCGTGACTTTTGGATACGTTCCAGCAACAACGCCGCTAGTGGCAAGCTCAAGCTGAGTGCTGCCGTTCAGCGTGACATCGCTACTCAGCTTGATGCCGCCTAACGCTGAACTTGAAGCCGTATCAAGACTTGCAGAGCCAAACGAAATGCTAAGGCCACTGCCAATACTGATGCCGCCAACAGCAGATGTTGTTGCAACAGGTAGATCACCTGCAGCTAATGCACGACCTGACGTGATATGACCTTGATTGTCAAAAGCGACATAACCCAAGTCAGCGGCACTGACAGCATTGCTATGGCTGATTTGGCCAGATGAAATATTCAGACCACCTAGCAGTGGAACGGAAACAGCACCATTAGCACTTGCCGTTCCAACAGGCAGATCAGCAGCAACCAAAGCCCGAGCTGTTGGCGCGGCATCAGTTGCACCAGTAGCTGGACCAGCTAAAACCTCGTTGGGACTAAAATCTTCAAGCTTGCTGACTGCAATGTCAGCACTGGCACTGATGTCAGCATCGATGATGCCGCTAGTCGGAATTAACGACCCACCAGTCAGTTTGGCTGGAGTAATAGTTGCGTCTTTAATATCTGCCGCACCAATCGAACCCGCTTCAATATGAATCGTGCCAAGTGTTGTCTCAGAACCTGAAACGACATTTGCTGCAATCTGATCTGCAGTTACTGCGTCGTCAGCAATCTTTGCTTCTGTAATTTGATCGTTGCCAACGTCCGCAGTTCCAATCGAAGCGGCATAAATATGAACCTTGGAACCAGTACCGGGGACTGCAGTGCCGTGAACTGCTCCTGACGCAATCGCACCTTCCTCAACAGCATTATCAGCAAGTTCACTGGCACCAACGGCATCCGCTGCAATTTGAGTCGCTGTAACACTGTTATCAACAAGCTTGTTCCCGGCAATGACACCCGCTCCAAGCAGACTTAAACCCGCTTCTACAAGCTCGTCTGGTTCAATTTTTTTATCCTCACCAGCCGACACGTCAACTAGCAGAAGCACGTCGTCAGTTACAACGGAAGACGCTGTAATTGCATTCAGTTCTGTAACTTTGAGATCAGCCATACCAGAGACGGTGCGATGGGTTCAGTTTAAGGCGACTGCAACGCCACGTTACCGCTGCTGTTCTGCTGAACAACAGTGCCACCAGTCTGATTGAGGACCAGGCTAGCTGCAGGCTCGGACAACAGACTAAGCTCGCCTGTGGTCACAAAATTAATCTGACTTCGGACTGGTTCGTCGGCATTAAAGGCAACTCCGACTTCAGTGATCAATCCGGTGAACTCGTAAAAAACCTGTTCCGTATTTGGACCAGGAACACCACCGGTATAAGCCTTAGACGCACGAGTCTTCAAATAAAGCCGAGCGCGGAAACTTGCTCCAAGGTCTTGACGAAGTATTAGTTGGTGCAAGTACTGGCTAACTTCGTTCTCATAGGCATTGATATTACGGTTCTCGGTCGCATATGCATCGTGGCTCCAGAAAGCAGTGCAGCTGCCTGATCCCGTAATTAAAGTGCTAACTCTCTGCCGGAATGCTTCGCCTAGAGACGTAACGTCCGCAGTTTCACGGTTAGTGTTCAGCTCGTAATTTGTAACCTCACCCAAAATACGACGAGCATTGTTTTTGAGTTTTACTTGGATCGGATAACTTGAAGCAGGAGTTGCCAATGTCGCAGCATTAGTCGTTCCACCAGTCAATGCTTGGTTCCAAGTCGTATAAAGACGGACGCCATTGGCCGCATCAACATTGACGTACCACTGCCCTTGTGGTGACTGGGCTCCTCCAGGAAAACTAGCGGCATCAACAAAATCTAAATTGCTGGTGCTAACCGCTCCAGCTGTAGTCATCCGTGTAATCTCTAGCAAGTCTCCCGTCATAAAACGGTTGTTGCCAAAGTCAAAACTGAATCGCTTGGCTGTGACGTTTACATCCGCTGGATCCAGTGTGCTGCTTAGATAGTTTTGTTCGCTGGTACGGGTTAGCTCGATAATCCCGTGAGCCCCGAGGTAAACAGCCATGATTAGGAACCCAGCGTGGCCTTCGTCAAAGCACCAGAAGCCGTAAACGCAATAGATGCCGTTACTAAATCGCCAACTCGACAGCTAATCGAAACTGAAGTGACGACACACTTAAATTCCACCTCGCGATTTGTCGTGTCCGACAACCTCAGCAAAATTGTGTGAGTAGCTGTTGTGTTTGGTGCGCTTGTCCGAATAACATCTTCAATTAATGCGCCACCGTCAATCGTGTTGGCCGCAGTGACGTAGTAATAAGCGGTTGACGACCCAGAAAAACTTTGAATGCCAGGGACATAGGTCCGGGCAAAATCACCCAGGCTTGTGGTCTCCAACGTGCTGGTCTCAGCTGTGAACGACCACTCGCTCAACTTCGCGACCTGAGTGCCGTCAACCCTTAGGCTGCCATCAATGCCGGTAAAATGCTTGGCCATGACCTTAGTTTAGCTGTAAACAGCGACGAGGCTGACAGAAACATTATAAATACCTGGCTTTACCGCTTCAACCGATGGTCGCTCTGCATATCTCCATTTATTCGTTCCAATCGGAAAGGCTGTTGTCATGCCAGCAAATGCCTGAGTCGGCAGTGCAAACGTATTAAAACTGCCCTTGACCGTGCCGTAATGCGTGTTAAACGCTAAAGCATTCGTTTCGTTCACATTGGTAAAAGTTAACGACAGGCCATGACCCGTCGCAACAGCGCCATACAGCACACGGACTTCCGCTCCACTTGCAGTGTTAAAACTGGACTGCCCAAAATCACCAGGCGTCCAGGTCCGTGTTGTTGGGTTGATCGCAGGGAAGCTCATGTCACTACTTTATACGTGTTGCCAAAGACCAGGCTTGAAAGGTTGGTTGGCATTTCAATTGCCTCAATGTCCACCAGGCCGTCTGCACGATAGAAGGCTGAAACGATTTGATACTGATTATTGTTTTTGTACGTCTTGCCGGTGCTAGCCGTCACCGTAAAGTCAAACGTAAACAGACGCCCCGGCGAAAGATCAATCCGATCCAAAAAGGTGGTAAAGCTGACGGTATGAGTTTGGGTTAATCGCGTAGCAAGCACAAATCTTGCATAAGTAACGGCGTGGGTTTCAGTGGTACAAAAATCAGACATGTCAATTGAAATAATATTTGAACCGGTATAAGCAGCTGGAGCGACACTTACAGTCCGTGGTTCGCCCAACATGTATCGCTCCTGAAAACGGTAGGTGACATTTACAATTGCCTCTTGGCGGTCTTGCAACGTTGCATACTCAACCTGATAAGAATCAGCAACAATATCGTCTAAAGTTAACTTCTGAGAAGCAGTAGCAGTGCTCGTTCCAGTTGATGAGTCTTGAGTGGCAATAGAAAAAGCATATTTGCCTTTAACCATTCCAAAGTTCAATAGGAAGTATGGTGCATATTCAGCAATAAATTCAAATGCGCCACTTTTGTCTTCTATTACGCCATCAAAAAATAACTGTTTAGATCTTGTAAACGTAATGGCTTTGATAAAGGATAGAATATCAATCGAAGCAGAAGTAACTGCTCCAGTGCCACCAGGAAATGTCGTCAATAAGTAGTTTGCTAGCTCGGGGAACATGTTTGACGTTCCATCAGCGCCTGTCTCAAGCAGCCTGATCTGAGCGCCGTTGTCATAGTAAATTGACATTTGGCCCAGGCTGTTCATTCCTTTAAAGCCGCGTACATTGAGCAGCGCAATTCCCATAAACGGATAGCTTGGCGAGTCTTGAATGATCTCGTTTACATAGCTAACACTGACTGCATAGTTTGTTGACTGATCATCCAGCGTTACATCACCAAAGAATGGTGCAAACCCGCCTCTGAATGTCAGCTTAAAACCGTCGTTGCCGTTGATCGTAGTTTCCGAAGAGTTACGGCTATAAATAACAGGAAAGCTACCCTTGCTTTGAGCAAAATGTGATATATCGGCACCAAAAAGAGTAGCATTATAGTCCATATGATTCTTGGCAAAATCGTCTGGAAGGATTGGCTCAAACTTAAGTTGAATTGAACTCAGGCTTGGATGCTGGATTTTTAGGCTTGAGAACATTGTTGTTGAATCTGCTGTCGCAACAATTAACGGCTTGCTGTTTAAAAGACGCCAAGCGTTTCCGGCAACTGTTGCATCGCGCCAATAAATCTCAAACGCCATCTTTGGATTGTTTGGGTCTGAAAGAATCGACGTAAGGTTAGGTGGCTTGCAAGGGTCTGGGTTGGGCAGTGCATAACCTGTTGCGCTTGACGTATTACGGTTCCTACTTTCGCCTGTATAGGGAAAATAAAGAGACCCAATCTTCTCGACAAACGTGGTACTTGTAAATATTTGACCGTTTATAGGAATTAAAGTATCAGGATCTACATCCATAAAGAATCGCGTTCCTTCACTATATTCTTTTTGACGTCTGGCTAAAACAGTGTCCAGCAATGTTCTGTTGTTTGGATTGTTTCTATAAGCAAACGAGTAATTGTTTGAAATTTTAGTTGCAAGCGAAACAACACGAACAGTTCTGTCTGCAAACGTGCCAGGGCCTGTCGTCAAGGTACTGCTCCACAAACTTCCTGGTGGCGCGACAGCATCCTTGTCTGGTCCGGTTGCATTAAGAGATACAGCAAGCCCAATCTCAGTAACCTCGCAACTACGTGTATTGCTAACAAATGCTTTGACCGTGTTTAACGGAACAGAAGTGATGCTTGAGGGTGGCGCACCGCCAAAATCTATATCCGCATCACAGTCCGGTTCTTCGCCGCTAAAGCCAAAAGCTTCACTAACACTAAACGTCTGGGAAAAGCAGCGAACTTCGCCTTGGTTGATCGTTCCAGTCAGATATTCGTCCGCCCCAGTAAGTAGTCCTACAGCTTGAAAATAACCCTGTGGAGAAATCTTTGCAGGTGTTGGGTCGTTGTCGTTAGTTGAGCCGTTGGTCGTACCAAAAGAAAAATAAGCGTCGTCCAATGAGTCGAGCGTTTTTCGCCCCAAACGCACCCCTCGGTTTACTGCAAAACCTAGCTGCTTACCTCCTTCAGCAATGACATAAGCCGCACGCAACCACTCGTAAACACCAGCACTATGCATTCGCTGGTAAACAGCATCAGGCGTTGAAACAAGTCCGCCAGATGTGCTGGTACGTTCGCCAAACAAGATTGGAATGCTATCGCCAAGCGAAGCGGCTCCTTGGCCTGCGTTTAATGCGTAAGTTGCAATTGCCGACTTTGCTCTAGTTTTCGGAGAAGATGGTGTCTTGTTTCTTACGCTCGGTTTTGTTACTTTTTTGCCGACATAAGCAGTTTGGTTATAATGATACGCAGGTTTTTCCGCATAGCCTGCCCAGTAAGCCTGAGTCTGGCTCGCAAATGTTCTGTACGAGGTTGTAATTCCTGTTTTCGGGTCTGTGTAGTCTGAGCTGAGATTCCCAGCAGAAGTGCCCCAAGCAGCCATTATCTACCTCCTGTTAGCGGTAGTTTACCGGCGTTAGCCGTTGTTAAAACTCTAAACGGCACCACCCCAGGCAGCTGCGCTCCACTGCTAATAGGTTTAAGCGGTGACCCAACAACAAGAACGACAGCGATTAAATCAAAGTTAGCGTCAGTAACCTGGCCAGTGAACTGCCAAAAAGTCTGCGTATCACTCTTGCCTGTGATCACGACTTGGCTGCCTTTCGTGATCAAGCTTTCAATGTCTGTTTGGCTTAACGTTCCAAGCGGAAAACGCACAGACACTTCATCGGCTTCGCTGCCTGCGTTGTCTGAGTAACCGCTGAGATCAAAAGGTAAGAAATCAGCAGCAGTAGCGTCGTAATTTTGCTTGTTAAGGCTTAAAGCAGAAATCTCGACTGACTGGAAGTAAGCGGTCGTCATGCTCCCATACTCCTGCGAGCACCGTAACTACGTCTCATGCTTCTCATCATATTCGCCTGACCAGCGTTTGCAGCTGTTGACATCCCACGCTGCAGGTCTGACATCGATACATAATCATTGTTGCCCATTCGGATCACAGGACCAGTCGTGATGTTTACGGATGCTGCACCGCCGCCGTAATACATGTTCTGTTGACTGCTGTAGTTGGCGTTGGTAGTGCTTCCTGCAGCAACCGCTCCAGCTGTAACGGCTTCGCCGCGAACGCCAGACGAATAACGCTGCATCGCAGAGTTCATCTTGCTGGACGGGATTACATACTCAGATTCGCCAGCTTCGCCAATAAGCGCGTTGGTGGGTCGGGTTACATAACCACCTTCAGCAAAACCTGCACTCTCCAGTTGCCTATTAGATGGCATTGATGTGTAGTTCGCCGTTCCTTTGGTTGCTGCCTGGAAAGCGTCTACTCGTGCTTGGCGTTTGCCTGCCAAAATTCCTCCCGCCTGAGATTCGCTAAATGTTCCAGTGACACCTGCTGCAGATAAAGCTCTCGCTAACGACCCAGTGGTTGCACTACCGATAGACCTTGTGCCGCCACCGTAAACAGTTGCACCGCCCGAGCCACCACCACCGCCCAGACCACCGCCACCAATTGCACCACCGCCACCGCCGCCACCGGCGCGAGCGGCTGTTGCGTTGAACTTGGCTTGTTCTACTGCCATCTGACGGATAGCATTAGCTCCTTGAAGGTTGTATTGAGCAATTTGTGCAGAAGCGTTTACGCCCTCTAGCGTAAGCTGAAGTGCTTGCTTTTGAAGTTCAATTGCAGCAAAATCTGCCGCGTTGGCTTCTCCTTTTGCTTGCCTTAATGCAACATTAGACTGAAGCTCTTTTAGTTTTATTTGGGCTGTTAGTGCTGCAAGCTTTGCCTTCTTTTGCTCTTGTTGAACTTGAAGAACAGTTTGGTTATAAATAAGATTGGCTCGTTGTACCTGAAGCTGCAGCTGCTTTGCTGTGTCACCAGAGTTAGTAGCACGCTGTGTTTCTAGAGCATTAACAGCTAGAAGTGCTGAAGATCTTGCGGAAGCAATGGAACTTTCCATGCTCATGCGTTTTTGGACGAGATCAATACGTCCGTTATCAAGCATTGATTGAGCTTTAATAAGAGAAAGAGCTCTTTCATGTTCTGCGTTTTGTTCTATTAGTATTTGCGTTTTTCTGCTTTCGTCTTTAGCCGTTTGTAGTGCAAGATCGCGCATTTTAACCATGTTGTTATAGTCTGAGCCGATGCCGATGCCTTCTGGTGTTTGTTGAATTTTTTTCAACTCAGCTGCATACTCTTTTGTTATATCGTTGAGTTTTTTCTGTAAATCAATGCGCTCATTTGCAATTTTTGCGTCTGCTGTATTGCCAGAGCGGCGCTGCTTCTCAAGTGCAGCTAGTTTTTGCATACTTTCAAGCTCTTTGCCTGATGCGATGGCTGCAGCTTTGCTGGCTGCAGACTTTGCTCCCGCAGCTTCATCCGTGCCTTGAAGCCCTAAAAACTTATCTAACCCTGGAACATTAGTTGCTACTAGTCCTTGGGTAATGTTTGCAATAAGGTTGAATATTTCTGTAAAACCTTTCGCAACAAGACTTACTAAGTTAAGAATAGGAACAAGAACTGCTATAAAAGGTTGTGCTAACAGTGCAATAAGGCTGGATACCGTTCCAACAACCTTATCCCAAGCGTTTTTAATCGCATCTGCGCGTTGTTTAACTAGCTCTGACGCCTGAGAACCTAAACCAAACTGCTTGTAAACTTCTTCCGCTGCTACTGCTTGGGCCGTAGACGCAGCTCCGGCTTCTTTCAACATTTCAAGCTGTGTCGCTAGCTCTGCATTAACTAGCAGGGCGCTATCTTTTAGCGCACTCATGTCTAAGTTGTTTATTGCGTTTTGTAACTCAGTAACGCGTACGACAGCATCTTGCATCTGTTGAGCAATTGCTGAACCAAGGATTTGACCGCCGAATCCTGTGCCGACTGTTGATCCCAGCAACGCACCAGTAACTTGAGCCGGCCCACCGCCCATCAGTAATGGGAAGCCCGCACCAAGCATCATGCTTTCTCTTCTTTTTTCAAGATCTCTTCTTTTGTTTTCTACGTCACGATCAGCTTTAATGCGTTGATCACGCACAAAACGCACACGCTTTAAATTAGTTTGTTTTGTTTTTTCCGCTTTGGCGTTACGTAAACGGTCTAAATCTTCAATACTTTTCGCTATAAACTGAGCTTCTGTCTTTTGAGCACGCACTCTGGCGGCTTCTTGCGCTACAGCACTTTGCCCTCTTTTAGCGCCGGTACTGGTAAACGGATTAACAGAAGCTGGTATTTTCTTAAGACGAGCCTCTAGGTCTCGCAACTCTTTATCTAATACGCTTACTCGAAGCTGAATTTCGCTTTGGTAAGCCACGACTCAGCTACGGCACTTCAGTTTGTACTTTAGCGCCTACGCTTGGCTTCAGCTAAGTCTTTCTCTTGGTCTTCGTTGAGCACTTGGAAGTAGGCGCTCCAGCCCAGTAGTTCTTCGGGTGTCATCGTGGTGCGGACTTCGGTAAGACTCATGCCAAGCTCCTTGGCAACGCCAAATTGCAGCATGAGCCAGCTGTCTTTACGAAGTTCCGCGCTTAGGATTTTGGGTCAATTGACTCTTCATCGTCGTCGCTAAGGATAGCCAGCATTAAAGTTTGCAGATCACTGTCCTTAACTTCGTTCTTTAAAATATCGACTTCACCAGCAGAGAAAAGCTTGGCACCGCTTTCGTCTTGTGCTTTTGCAATTAACAGCTGTAGTGCGAACGCTCCAGCGTCGTCAGATTTGGCTTGCTTCTGAGCGCGTTCGCGTTCAGCCATGGTTAAAGGGCTGACCCACATTTCAAATGTGGCACCGTCAGACAGTTTAACTTCGCGCTTGCTGGGCTGGAGATTTGCTGCTTTACGCAACCGGTCAATGGCGCGATTAGATCCAGCGGGCATGATTTGTACTTGACTATAAATTAACTATAGCGTAGCGCAATAAAAAACCCCGGTAAAAGCCGGGGTTATATGTGTACTTAAGTAGCACTTTATCAGGTCTGGCTGAAGTCGAAGCTTGGGGTTCCAGATGGACGGAAGCTTACGCTTACGGATTGTGCATCGTCGGGAGTGACATTCATGCTGGCAGAAGCTAGCACTGCTTCAAACTCAATGGAACGGCTTGCCGCTTCGTTGACCGTACCGCCGCTAAACACTTGGTCAATGTAAAGCTTGAAGGCGGCACCAGTTTGGTTGCGCTGAAGCACGTCCTCGATCATGCGGTTGCTGAGAGAAGCATCCTCATCAGTCATATAGACCGTTGCGCTGCCCGTACCATCGCCGAAACCGGAGATGTAGCTGCGGAATGGAACGTACTGACCGGGGGTTTGGCCGATCGTGGTTACATCGATTTCGGCACGGTTGATCTCAAAGCTCCAGTCACGAACCTGTCCTACTACTCCAAATGCGGCATAGGCAACTTGGAAAGCGTTAGGAGTGACAGCTGTGCCGTCGTCGCTGATAGTGATTGTTGATCCACCAAGGGTTGCAGACACTTGCAGCACTCCGGTGCTGGCGGTGTAAGCAATAACGTAGTAGGTGGTAGCGAGGCTGATACCTGAAGGAAGTGTGCCTGTGCCTGTGCCGCCAGTTTGAGTGTTGATCACACTAAACCGCACAGGATCACCTACTTTCAAGTTCAAGTAGCTTGATACAGTGATGGTGTCTGCGACAGTGCTGACGTTAGCTTCAGCAAAGCTGCTGGTTGTTCCAGCGGGCTTGTAGTATAAGGCACCTGAAGTGCCGGAAAGAACGGTGGTTGCCATTGGGCGTACCAGGGAATAAGGGTCTCCGCGGGCACTGCCCGGCTTATTACAGGTTAGCGGCTATTTAAGTCAGCACAGTTGCTACATAGCCTGTGTCAATGCGCCCTACAAAGTGCGGGGATGCATCAGTAGCTGAAAAACTTGGGCCATTTATTTCACCTACTTTTACGAATACACCTGTAGTAGGTTTAGCTGTGTCATTAATAGTCTCTAATACGTTTACAGCAGTTGTTACTAGTTCTTGATTGCGGGCCGGACCACGGCCTTTCTCTGTAAATAACCGGATTACTAACGCACCACGGGCATTATCGACGCTAGAGGTCAGCGTTGGTTCGTTGGTTATGCCGAACGTGATGTTGACGCGCACATACTCGGTGGTCGTGTTTGGTGGTACGGCAGTGATGTTGTCGAAGTAAACAGGAACTGCAGGGGACAGGTTGTTAAATGCCGTCAGTAACGGGTTCTCCATTGATGCCCGGATCGCTTGGTAGTTCATCTTTTAAATGCTCTTTCCAAAGCTTTGTCCATTTCTATTTTAATTGCTTTGTCTAGGCGACCTCCTTCTGCAAAAGTTGCAAACCAGTCCAAAGGAGCTGTCCTACTCGATCTACTGTTTGGATCACCGCCGCCTGTGTCCCCTCTAGTGCTGCTGTCTTTACGTCCACCATTAACCGGGTCAAAGTTGGCTTGACCTTGTGAGGTTTGTGGGCCATCTGGAGATATTGCCCAGCCTTTTGGATAGTAAGTTTTGTCATGTTCCACGGCATCAATAGCTTCCGCTGCATGATCAGAAAAATTTGAAATAGTAAAGACAACTTTATCCTTTAAAATACCTGTCTTAAAAAGCGTTGCAACTGCCTGGGGACCAGTAAATGGTCCCTCTTTAAATCGAAGAGGTCTGGGATCGCCTCTTCCGCCATCTCCTTTAATATTTTGTCCTTGCGGCCCGTCAATCTGCCAAGAATTGGAAAACTGCCCCGTCCAACTTGGGCCTTCTTTTTGTAGCTCATCAATTGTTTTTTGAGCCGCCTTAATCGCTCCGATCAAAGTTGCTGATGCAAAGTCTCTATCAAAAGCACGAGTCCCTTTGAAAAGTTTGTTACCGAAACCTTTTGCCATTACTGTGGCCTCACGATCAGAGTGTGGTATATAGGCTTGTCACCACGATAGGTCAAAATGTTGATGATCTTGGCTTCGCGGGTTTGGCCTGCCTGCGGATATTGCACACGGTCAGCTTCTGTTGGGTAATAATCGCCAAGCTCTTCCGTACCAATCAAGATCTTTACGTCCGTGCTTTGATACAAGCCCTCGGATTCGCGTGGACTAAGGCGGCTGATAATGCCGCGCACCGTGACATTGGTGTCCGCTCCAGTCACAGCCCCTGTGGTTGGGTTGTAGGCGCGGGGTGTAGTGGTTTTGATGTACGTGACATCTTGGCCCCAATCGTTGAAGATTCTGGCCGGTATTGGTGAAAAAGTGTCGTCTATTTTTGACATTTCAGCCTCTTACAACGCGGACTTGGTAGCCCCCAGAGCCCCCCAAGGTGTAGGCACCTAAGTAGGACTGAAGCCATGGGTAAACATCGAAGATGTTATTTACTGCGCCATTGGCTTGGCTATCTGTGTTGTACTTGACCTTTAGCTCACCTAGCTCGACTTCTTCATATAAACCTTCGGTTCCGGTGTTGCCAGTTACGGCATCGGTGTCGTTTGCTAAAGCGCGTGCCAGCTCGTACTGGGCATATTTAATGTCGTTGGGAATAACAGAGCATGTCAGCTCTACACGATCGACGTGGTAGTTGTTGCGGGGCCAGCTCAGGGCTTGACCGTTACTGCAACGGTCGCCATAGAAATTAAGGCTATCGATCCAGCGGGTTGCGCTGATGATGGCGCGATTCTTTTCGTCGTCCGTTTTGTTGTCCCAAGTGGCGGAACTTGGAACGGTCTCGAAATAGGCGTTTGCTTCCGCCAGCGTTACGAAGCTGTTGGAGTTTGCGCCCTTCAATGTGGCATCGATTATTGCGGCCACAGGACTGCAGGAATACTTTCTTTGATTTTAGCCCAATAAAAAACCCCGCCGAAGCGGGGCAGTATCAGCTTGTGCTGGACGGATCAGGCGATTGCGCTGGTGTCCAGTGGGCTGTTGACGATCAGCTCGACCATTGGGATCAGGTCGACATCGTAGGTGGCAGACCACTTGTTAGCGGTGGCCAGGTTGCCGTTGGTGGGGTTGTCACCAGCGTCAGTCCACTTGGTGCCCATCACGTGATAGGCGGTGTGGTAGTCCACAGAAAGCACGTCTTGCT